ATGGCCGATAGGCTGGCGCACATCGGTTTTAATAGAATCATGTACGATAGGGACGAGCTTGCAAGCTACGCTATCAAAAAACTTTTAACTGAATTCGCAAAAGGGAAACACAAATGCAAACCGAAAAAAAGTTTAAGCAAAAGATCCTGACGGCCGTAACGGTCCCAGAGGTATTTACCCGCTCGCAGTGCGAGATGATTATACGCGACGCCGAGATCATCGGCATGACCCGGGCGCCCGTGCTTGCCAAGGACGGCAGCCGTGTGACAAGCCGAACCCGCACCTGCGCGTCATGCTGGCTGCCCAAGTCGCCGCACTTCCAGTGGGTATATAATTATCTGGCAGCGGTTGTATCCGAGGTTAACAAGGAACACTACAGGTTCGATATATCGGACATGCAACAGTTGCAGGTGCTTAGGTACCGTCCGCTCCAGAAGTTTAAGTGGCATTTCGATACCTACGACGGCAGCGACCGCAAGATGACCTGCGTCGTGAACCTGTCCCGGCCGGAGGATTACGTCGGCGGCGGGCTATGCGTCGAGGCGGATTGGCATGGGGTTGAGAAGTCAACGCATCAGGGGTCGGCAAACTTCTTCCCGTCTTGGATCAAGCATAAGGCCAAGGCACCACTGCTCGGCACGCGCTGGGCGTTGGTCGCATGGATCACGGGGCCGGCATGGAGATAAACGTCACGCTCAGCGCCAACGAGATTCTGGTTGCAGGATACGTTGGAATGCGCAGGAATGCAGAAGCGAGCCATATGCGCCGTAACCCCCGCTTCCCCGAGAAGGTGGTGGGCGAGCTATGGGGATACCATATCGAGGCCGCGCACGCAGAGCTTGCGGTTGCCAAGACGCTGGGGATCTATTGGGGATTCGGGGTCAACACGTTTCATGTGCCTGACATCGAGAACACCAACCTAGAGGTACGGTGGTCGAGCCGGAAGGATCTCAAGATCCGACCGGACGACACCGGGATCGTGGTCTCGGTATCCGGCCGCTGCCCGGACTATACGATTCATGGATGGATTCACGCCGAGGATGGGAAGAAGGATGAGTACAGGTTCAGCCAGCACCCGCCCTGCTTCTTTGTGCCGCACGCCAATCTCAAACCCCTATCGGAGTTAAAACTACATGATTGATATAGGACCAAACGAAATGCTTATGTTCGCCATTGGCGTTGCGCTATTGGCAATGTGGATGGACCGTAAATGACCTTCGCCGCAAACCTACCGCGCCATCAGTACGTCATGGTGGACCGCCAGTTCTGCTCTCAGGGCAAAGAGCAGGGTTGGGAGGATGCGGTCTGGTTCGGGCTATACTCGGTGCCGCACCGGGCTTGGGGATGCACCGTCATGCTCAAGTGCGGCGCCCTGTACCGTGGGCTGCCCCTGCATGCGCTCGCATTCCCGGGCGGAACGGAAGAGCCGTGGACCTTGGGCGACGCGCAACGCTGGGATTGTTTCGGATGGAACTTTACCACGATCGAGTATGACTACCTGCGCGAACTGGACTGTCAGGTGTGGCTGGCGTCCCGGCAGGCTTGGATGCAGGGATCGTACATGTTCACGTCCGAGCCTTATGGTGACGCTTATAGCATGGAGCCTAGCCAAACAAAGTCGCATCACTTCATCGAACTTGCCAACGGCCGTATCACTTGCGTCCCGGGCAACAACGTCATGTTCAAGGAGACGTCTTTCACCGGAAAGAATTCCCTTGCCAAACCCACATGGCTTAGGGTACAAACGAAAACCTTCCACGCCGAAGAGCAACCGTTCGACGGGGTCGTGGGGGAAGAAACAGCATAAGGAGGTAGACCATGCCACTAGGTAAGAACGTAGGTAAGAACATCAAGGAACTGATGGCGGACAACCGCAAGAAGGGCAGCGCCCGGGGTGCCGGCGGCAAGCCGCGATCCCGTAGTCAGGTGTTGGCGATCGCGCTATCCGCCGCAGGGAAGAGCAAGCCGAGCCGGCGGTATCCGAAAACCTTTCGTATCCGCACGTCTTGAGTCAGAAGATCGATTGGTTGGTGGACATGCTGTCCTTATCCCGGCGCAAACTAGCAAAGCGCAGGGATGAGGCAGACCACCTTATGATAAACAAACTAAGGGCGATCATCGCGCAGGTGGATGCGTCGCTCCTGATAGCAAAGGAAATCCAAAGAGATGAACACGAAAGAAAGCGAACAGGTTCTAGCTGAGAGGCTAACCTTGATGGAGGCGACGCTGGTCGCCATCAAGCAGGAATTATTCGTCACAAGGAAACGCCTTGAGGACATCATGCTTGCGGTAACAGGCAAGCCGGAAGAGCCGGTCATACCCGACGACCTCAAGGTGGACAGATCAGTCAAGGGCAACAAGCTTCCAGAAACCGTAGCCCGTCGCTACGCCGTATGGCAGCAGCAGCACCTCATGGGCATGAGCATCAGCGCGATTGCCCGTGCTTGGAAGTGCGACAGGCGCTCGGTCCAGTATGCCCAGAAAAACAACTGGCGGGCTAAATACGTTTAGGGAGGATATCAAACCATGAAATTATGGAAGAACGAAACACCCGGTGTTCATCGCATCGATGACAATAACCTTTGGCCGCGCACAACGTACATGCTGCCCGACGAACTGACGGGCGAGCTATTCAAGACGTCGGTGCCGTGTCCGCACAAGATCAAGCCGTACTACCCCGGCCGCTCGACCGGAGGGGCAACCGCCGTGTACCGTGCCGGGGCGATCGGGGACGCGATCATCACCACCGCGATCGTGCATTATCTGGTGCAGGAGTCGGGAGGGGTTGTGGATGTATACGCACCCGCACGCAACCTGACACTATATGCAGGACTAGGCGCCAGACTTCTTCCGCTGCCGGCAACGCTTGAGGCGTGGGATTCGTATGACGCGCACGTCCCGACCGACGACCTGTTCAGCGGGCAGGTGGGAGACACCAAGCTTGGGACCGGACCGGGCAACTGTTATGACCGCATCTACACTTGGATGAATGCCGGAGACGTAGATCCAAAGTATAAACGCCCGCACCTGTACCTGATCGAGCCGGACCACAAGGAATTGATCGATATGGGCAAGTGGCCGATTAAGGGAGACTTCTTCGCCTACCACGTCAGCAGTTCCGGGCCGACCCGCACCTACCCGCCCAAGCAGGGTCAGGAAGCCGTGCTGGCATTGCTCGAGGCTTTCCCCAATCACAAGGCGGTGATTATTGGGCTAGACAACTCAAACAACTTCAAGGCAGACCATCCCAGAGTGATCGACCTTTTCAATTCAACCAAGCAGTTCCGCTCGTTGTTCCCCATCGTGAGCAATGCGGATTTCGTCGTGGCGCCGGACAGTTCGATCAACCACGTCGCTGCCGGCTTGGACACGCCATGTGTGTCCCTATGGGGCAGTTACCATCCTGATGATCGCATGACCTACTACCCGCGCAATGTGTCGGTGTTCAAGCCTGACACCTGCCCGCATAGCCCGTGCCGCCCACATGCGGGCTTGCCGCAGCAGATGTGCAAGGACGCGACCAACAAGACCAAGGGTACGCAATACTGGTGTAACGCGCTACGTCATATCACCGCCCAAGACATCGTCGAGGCGGCCAAGAGGGCGGTGGAGTTGAATGGATGAATAAGGTATTTATTATTATGGGCGACGATTATCCAGAGGGATTGCCATATGGTGTTTATGGGGACATCAAGCAAGCAGTCACACATATCAAGGACAACTTCTCAGGCTCTTATTGGGACGGATGCGACTGCCCGTATATTTACGAATACAAGATTGATTCCAACAATCCTATTTGTAGATATAATCGCGATGGCAAGAGAGCGGGCTGAACGGATGAGCAGAGTGGAAGCAATCTTGGAAAGTATCCAAAATATCATAATGGCAGTATTGCCTTGGATGATCACAATGAAGATACTTCTTACGGCAGCAGGTGGGACCAGAATTGATTGGATCGACGCCGGTCTTATTCTTTCCTACATGTTCCTAGCAAGGAGGAGAAACCCAAACTTTTAATTTAATGCCGGAGTGGTGCGCAGGGAGATCCTGCGACGGGTTGTCCTCCTGAAGGTGTGTTCACCCCTTGAATCACCGGCATGCTTTTCAAATGACATGTAAACGAACGCACACATGATGTCGGAGAAACCAATAAAGAAAGGAAACACAAATGAAACTACCAAGCAGAACAGAGCAATTCATCCGTACCGGGGCGCAGGAAGGCGAACGTAACCAAGAGCTATTCCTCGCCGCACAACAAATCAGGGACGCCGGAGGCACCGAGGCCGAGGCGATGGCGAAGCTGTCGCCGGCGGCCGAGTCAAGCGGGCTGAAGGAGAGTGAGATCCGGGCGGCGATCACGTCGGCATTCAGGCGCAGCGCCCGCCAACCGATCACGCCGCATAGTTATATCAATCCATTCAAGCCGCTCAAGATTGAGATTGAGCCTTGCCCCAAACCGTCGGACAACTCCGATGACGTCCGCAAGTTCCTATTGACCGCATTCAGGGAGGGGGAGCGTATCTGCATCGTGGGCGCGGTCGGGCATGAGGATGGCGAGCGCCCCAACGGGAAGGGGACCATCATGACCCGGGAGGAGTGGCTGCATAAGTTCCATGCCGGGGTCGAGCTACCGGATGCGTACGTCGGTGCGTACGTCTGTATCAATCCCGTGGGCGAGTCCCGCAAGGCAGAGGACGTAAAGGATTTCAGGCATGCCCTGATCGAGTTTGATAGCGGCACCATGGAAGAGCAGTGGGCGATCGTCAACACGCTCGAGTTGCCCTGCTCGGTCATCATCCATTCGGGTCACCGCTCGGTCCATGCTTGGGTCAAGGTGGATGCCAAGAACGCGCAGGAGTATGCCGAGCGCGTTGCCTACCTGTATTCCAAGATGTCGCAGTTCGATATCGATCCCAAGAACAAGGATGCGTCCAGACTGTCCCGTCTCCCCGGGGCGCCCCGCAAACTGAAGAACGGACATCAGGCGCTGCTCGCATCCAACACGGGAAGGTCGGGGTGGAGCGAGTGGAAGGCACACATGGAGACCATGAACCTGCCGCAGCCAACGCCGTGGGAGGATATCCTCAACTTCGATGCCGGCTCGGACAACGACTGCCTGCTCGGCAACCGCTGGTTATGCAAGGGCGGGTCGTGCCTGTGGGTGGGCGGGTCTGGCTTAGGCAAGTCAACGCTGTGCCTACAGGCCATGATGACGTGGGCGCTAGGCAGAAGCTTCCTTGGCATCTCGCCCAAGAAGCCGTTGCGGTCGCTACTCATCCAAGCCGAGAACGATCTGGGCGACGTGGCGGAAATGGCTCAAGGTGTGCTGCGCCACCTCAAGGGTACGCTCAACCTGAACGAGGATGAGACCAAGCAGATTCTGGATAACGTGGTCATCGTCCGCGACTGCACCAAGACGGGGCCGGAGTTCGCCAAGATGGCAGCGTCCCTCATCGGGCTGCACCGTCCTGACCTGTGCTGGATCGATCCGCTCCTGTCCTTCATGGGCGGGGATGCGCTGGCCCAAGAGAACATGACCATGTTCCTGCGGCATTGCCTGAACCCGATCAGTGTGGCGACGGGTGTGACATGGATGGTAATGCATCACACCCCCAAGCCACCCAAGGAGGGGCAGGGGTCTACGATCCTCTACGATCTCGCCTACGCCGGGATAGGGTCAAGTGAGCTTACCAATTGGGCAAGGGCCGTGGTGTACCTTCAGGCGGTCAAGGAAGGGCATTTTAAGCTGTCCTTCCCAAAGCGGGGAGGAAGGGCTGCGATTCCTTGGCCGCAAAGCGATACAGACCTGCACGCCAGCAAGTACGCCACCCATGTATGGCTCAAGCACGCAGAGGAGTGGATGGCATGGGAGGAGTCTAACGGGCCTGAGAATACGGGCAGGGGCAGGCCAGAGGTGACCATCGAAAGGGCTATCCCAGATTGGCCCAAAGGGGGTGGTTATGGTACCTGCATTGACCATATTATAGCGTCTGTGGCATGCTCGAAACGCAAGGCTCAGGAGCTATTCGCGGTCGCAAAACAGGACGGGACGATCACAAAGAATGGGGATGGCTGGGACATCACCCAGCTTTCGTAAGTCGTTGATAATGGTTTTTGCAGAAATGCGACTTACGCAAGATTTTTGACCACCGCAACAAATGTTTCTGCGGTACCGCAACAATTCTCTTTTTGCCGCATACCGCAACTACCGCAAGAAATACCCCTTATAGGGGTATTTCTGCGGTATTGCTGCGGCGGTCTAAAATCTTTTCTGCGGTAGTTAAGGGGTATGAACTATCTCAAATCTTGCGTAAGTGTTTTCAAACTGAAAACGGCGGGTAGGGGTCAAAAAGATACGCTTTGTGACGTCGTGATGCGTGCTATACTAGCCAAATGAAACAAGGTCTATACGCCAACATGAACCGCAGGAAGCGTCTTGGGATCTCCCGGTCCAAGCGGAAGTCCACGATCCAGCCCAAGGTATGGCGTATGATGAAGGCCAAGCGTGGTGGCTTCAGTGAAAACAAAGGTTGAGTTAGCTTGGGACTACATTGAGTTGTTGATTCTGGAGAACTCCAGACTACACAAGACTATCGGAAGGGTGGATCGGTTCTTTGGGGATGTGCTTGCCAACTGCAGCCATGAGGTTTATCAGGCTAACATGGATGCGATGATTGCGGACCTTGAAGACCTCAACGGGTTTATCGATACGCACAAGGCAAAGATAGCCAAACTAGCGGAGGCACTGAATGAACCCACGAAACCTACCCTGTAATAGCCCTAGACGTACCCCGGGAGGGTCAAAGAAGTTCGTAGTGCGGGCATGCTCAGGCGGCAAATCTAAGACCATCCGCTTCGGCGACCCTAAGATGACCATCAAGAAGTCCAATCCTGCCCGTAGGAAGAGCTTCCGGGCTAGGCATAGGTGCGATTCGCAACCCCCATCCAAAACCAGCGCCAGATACTGGAGTTGTCGCAAGTGGTGAAAAAAGGCTCCACAATGCCACGCAATCGAGCGGAAATGCCCCTAGAAGCGAGGATTGACGCAAAGTGCATACCCCACACCACCCAATCGAAGATACGGTCTTTAAAGACGAAATTGCCAGAATCATTGGGTAACAAGGCTTGTTGCGTGTCCATTGGCAGGTAGGTCAAAACCAAAAATCAAAACCTGCTGGAAAATCTCCAGCAGGAAATTCAAAAATAAAATCCTATCCGCCCGCGCGGAATCTCGCTCCTTAATAGGCACTTTCGGTTTAGCCAATAGAATATAGTGGCAGCCGGAAAAATCGAAATAATTCCTAGTAAGTTGATAGGAATTGTAGGAATTGAATAAAATAAAGCCGGAAAGGGAATTGAACCCAAACCGGCCCGGGTATTACTTTCTAAAAAGTACCCAAAACACGGCCGCCATAATGGCGCCGACTATCACGCCAAACCCAAAACTATTCATGACTATTTTTGGACATTCTCGAGCAAAAGTCAGCGCAATCACGACAAGCCGGGACGTCCCCAAGTATAGGATTAAATATAGTTGTTTTTGCCTTATTTTTGCATTTCAAGAAGTAACGGCACGTATCCTTCTTTTTATATTTTTTTACTGCTTCTTTTAACGTTATGATCATATGTTTCCCTTCTTTTATGTTTTCCTTATGGGCCAGCGTCCGCCGGTCCCGTGCATGCCCTACGGTTTGAGCGTAAGGCATGAGGCGGGAGCGTCCTAGCTAGTTGGCTGCCGCGATTGCCGCCGCTTTCTTTTTAGCCGCGCCATGAGGCATAAAGCCAACAATGGCGGACCGTTGACCGCGTGCGCATAGCCGGCAGCGTGCGCAATTCATTCCCTCAATTTTCTGCGCCGGGCAAATCACAACTTTACGGCCGGCCGGCGTTGTCGTGTTTTCTGTCACGCCGTCGGGGAGAATTGTCGCGACGGGACCAATGCCAAGCGCAGCCAATTCGTCCGCATGATTCAAGCCGTTTGCGGATAGATTCACCGTAAAGCCGTCCCGGTTTGCCGCCGCAACCGCTTCCCGGTTTTCCCTTGCCGGGCCGTTTTGCCTATCCAAAACCGGTTTGTGTGTATAGGTGAACCCGTTTCGGCCCGTGTTCGCCTTGACTAGGTCCGCCAGCATGGCGCCGTCGATAACTTCATTCTCCCCGGGCAAGTCACCGGCTTGGTTATGACGCCAAAAAGTTTGCCCGGGCAGCCGGCGAACTTTTTCCAAAAAGCCGGCGAACGTGTCCCCCCGCTTCCCGGCCGTCACTTTGTCCCAATGCCAGCCAATTGGGCCGACTACAAAGCAACCGTTCGCCTTAAGCGGGCATGAATCCGGGCACGTTCTGCGGTCACTTGTTGAAACAAACATAGGTCCGGTTTTTGCGTTTTGAGAGATAGGTGAAGAGTGATATTTCGAATTTTGCATATGTTTAAAATAATGGCGCCGGGAAACGGTTGGAACGTCCCCGGCGCCTTTTTGTTTATTGTTTACGATGCGAGGGCAAGCGCCATATCCCGCGCAACGGCATGAACGTTCCCGCCACGCTGAAACGTTTCAACGTGTAGGTCCGCAAGCTTCCCCTTGGCGGCAACGTCGGCGACGTTCCACAAGGTGCGATTGAATCGGATGCCCGCGTCAATGTTTCGCAATGCCCGCACGCTATAATGCCGGCCGCCGGTACGATAACCACGCGTGAAGTTTTCCTGAACGCGATTGAATGTCCGCCACAAGTCATTTTGGACATCTTCGCTGCGGTGGTAAATTTGCGCGGCATATTCTGCGCGGCTGATTTTCTTTACCGCTTCTTCACGACCCCAACGCGCTGCCGCGCCAAGGTGAAAAAGCATTTTCCGCTGATTTTCGTCTAAGTTGACTTGTTGCCATTCCCAAACTTGAGAAGACAACTTAGGTACGTAAGACTTGACTTCTTCCGCCCCGGCCCTGATAAGTTGCGACAACTCCCCGGGGCTTCCGACGTGGCGAATCCTAATCGATGCCGCAAGTGCGCCCGCATAAATTCCATTCATACAAACGGCGCGAAACACGCCAGCCATCATTACAAAAGCGGACGTCCCGTCGTTCCCGTTTTTCATGACAAGTTGCGGGCGGAATTCCCGCGTCGATGGCAAGCTTGGATGATCCAAGCGGATGACATGCCCGAGATATGGGACGCGCTCAGCGAACCGTGTACCCTTTACTGTACGCTGCGCAACGCGCCAACCGTCCGCCATGAGCGGCGCGAGCGCGTCGGACGTGCTAATTCCCGCGAAACGCGCGGACGTTGTCCCCGGATAGCCGGTGGAAGTGGTTAGATACGATTGGTTTTCTGTCACTGTTTGCATGGTAGTTTCCTCCTATTTCCTTTTATTGTTTACTGTCCCGGCGAGAATCCCGATCAGGATTCCCGCTAGGAAAACGGTTGCAATGGCGCCGGCAAGGGCCGGGAATGTCACGGTCACGGTTGCGGGGATCATTTGCCGCCCCCGCTCTTCAATCCCTTTTCGCTTGCGGCGATAATGTCCGCAAGGGTTCTGATAGCTTGGGCCGTATCAGTTTCGGCGCTTGTTTTCGTGTTCATCATGGAATTATCTTCGCACCTTATACCGCACCTTGCAAGCTTTTTATTAAAATATTTAAACTTTCCCTCATTCCATACCCGCTATCTTCACCCTCCCCGTGAATCAAAACGCCATGGCGGCCGTTTAAACGCGATTTTTACGCCTTGGGAAAGCTTAAAACCGTGATATAGTGTAGGAATGCCCGAGGAAAAAGGCGGACGGCCGACGAAATATAGTGAAGAGATTGCCGAGAAGGTCATCGCATATATCCGTAAGGGCTTAACTTGGGAGCGTGCGGCCGAAGCTGTAGGGATTCCTGAGCGGACCATCCAAGGATGGCAGGAAAGCCGGCCCGCATTCCGCGACGCTATAAAAAAAGCGCGGCGAGAATTAGAGGCGAGTTTATTAGATTCAATTAGCGAAGCAGGCGTAAAGCATTGGCAAGCAAAGGCTTGGATTGCTGAGAGGGTCTTCGGATATGCGCAGCCCAGCTCCCGGGTGGACGTGAAGGCGGAATTGAGTCACGGGCTTTCCCCAAGCTTGGCGGCGATGCTGGCCGGCATTCATTCAAGGTCAACGACTTACGTAAAGTCTGCACAAGTCGTTGATAATCAGGCTAGTTTAGACAATGTTTATTGCGCGACAAATGAGCCGGCCCTAATTCCGGCGGGAAAATCTAAAATTGATAAGCTAAGTAAGCGTAAGCTGGTAAGACAGAGGAAGTTGCAACGCACCACCACACCACCCCGGGACGCCCCCAATCCTCCAAAATTTTCGCATACCC